TGGGTTTTGAGGAGTCATCGACCTCGACTAGCTCCGTCGTAGATGTCAACAGTAGCACGGTGGGCTCCGGTGCTGTTGGAAGCGTAGCCTTGGCGTGGCCGCAAGTAGGCACTGCTGTGGGGGCAGTAGCTGAAGCTAGGTCTAGCAACCCAGTTTTGGAAACAGTGCAACAACTGAATAAGGAACTTGATGGATTGTTTGAACTATTAGCAGCCAACAAGAGGAAACGCGAATTGTCCGTGGAAGAGCGGGAGATTAGGGTCTGCGTACGCGTGGATCCCGAAGATGCAACCGCATTCACGGCGCCCAGCGAAGAGAACCCTCTCGGGGAACTCTGGCTGGCGCAACAAGCCTGCCGTCTGCCCGGCTTGGTTGAGTTCGGAACCGTGGGGTTGAGGGGTCTTGAGGGAGATGAGGTGGCATGTGGTCATCTCGAGCGTGACGGGAGTGACACGAGTCGCGGTTCACTGCGCGCTGAAATCCCGGAGGATATCCCAAAATACTTTAACACTGGCAACGAGCTGACCGAAGTGGAATTGCTGACGCTCGCGCGTGAGGCTGAAAACCTCGCATACATGCGTGAGCTTGATGCGATCGAACTGGCAGCCGCAGCTAGCGACGAGGGGCTGGAGGAGGAAGCCTCTATGCGGATTGGCAAGGCCATTGCGAAGGCCGCCATCCTCTCAACTGTCGAAATGGCCGCACTCGTCACGTCTCCCGTGTGGGTGCCGGTTGGCCTGCTCCTCCGACGGTGTCGACAGACTGAGATCGCGAAACTGCGTGAGGTTGGTAATCGAGTTGACCCGCTCGAAAACCGACGACACAACAATGCGGACCCCGACGAGATTGAGGAGGGGTACACCCGCCACGTAAACCGCGAGGTGTATGTGAAGGGGAAGAAGCGCTCCTACCGCACAGTGCAGCGGGTAGTTGAGGCCAATCCCAAATTCATAATGCCCCGTTGGGCTCTGCTGGTATTGAACGAAATGCGAGCGGAGCGTGGCTGCCTGACACTGTCAAGCACTGCGAGCCTTGAAGCCGCTAGGCTGGAGGTGGTTAAGTGCGTGCAGAAGCATAAGAAAGCTGCTGCGAAGATACGTGAGACTGGCAAGGGTGTGCCCAGTGATATCGAAGTGGCCTGCGAATTTGTGAGGAACTACGACGTGAATCATTACGTTGCGTATATCCTTGCAGTGTGGCAACAACCAACTGAGTTCGAGCGTACCTTCACGCTTCGGACGTCGGAAAACGCCTGAGCTCTCGGAAGAGGGTTGCCGTCACTACGGAAATGACGAGTCTAGAAGAGGAGACGTTTCGACTGGAGATAGAGGCTGGCAATGTGAAACCCGCTAACCGGGGGCGGAGAAAGAGGCGGAAACCGGTAACTTGGTGGGAACTACATGGGTTAAGGGGGAACCTGGATTTGGAGGTGCATGACAATAACGACGAAAACGCCATCCGCGGCATTATACGCCGCGTGCTGTATATGGACGTGAAAGACGAGAATGGTGAAGTAGTCGAGTTGTGTAAACCACCACCCGTGACGGGTGACATGGCGGTACTAAACCGTGTGGCAAGGGATATTGTACGAGCAGTTCGTGCGGCCCCTGAAGTCTTGACCGACGAGGAATTCGTCGAACGTTACAAGGACAGGCGTCGTAGAACCATCTACACCCGAGCTGCACGAGAAGCAAAAGATAAGGCTTACTCCAGAGTCTGGTCTCACGTGAAGTGCCATGTCAAAACCGAAAAGTCGAAAAAGGGCGCCGTGCCGAGGATAATATCCCCACGGGATCCGAAGTACTGCTTGCGGGTGGGGAAGTTTATCGCCAATCTGGAAGGGCCAATCGTGCGAGCCGTGGCGCGTGTGGCCGGTAGCCCAACAATAATGAAGGGCAAAAATGCTCGGGAAGTCGGGCGTTGTATAGCAGCTAAGTGGGGTCGGTTTAATAACCCCCGCGCGATTCCGCTAGATGCGGAGCGCTGGGATCAGACTGTCCGCACGGAGCTCCTCAAGGTTGAGCACATGGTGTACAACATGCTGCGCGGGGATCCTGAACTGAAGAAAATGTTGAAAGATCAACTAGAAAACACACTCTACTTCGCTGAGTACAAACTTAAGGTGGAGGGGGGAAGGTGTAGTGGTGACATCAACACAGGAATGGGTAACTGCCTGCTAAGTTGCATCTTGATGCTAGCCTTTTGTCGGTTGAAAGAGATCGACTGTGAGCTCGTTAACAACGGGGACGACTGCGTGGTCATATGCGAAGAATTGGTGGTTGAGGTGTGGCAAGAATATGTCGCATTCACCCGGCAATATGGCATAGTCATGAAGATAGGGGT